TTGGAGGCTTCGACTTTTGTCTCTTCCTCTTTGTCCTCAGAAGAATCAGCGTCTAGTTCAATCTCAACGCCTTCTTCTTCTTCGATAATTTCTTGTGCTTCTTCGTTCATGGTGCTCCCCTAAACTTGTTTAATATCATCAGGTTCAAGAATTGTAGCGATCACTTCGTCATCATTAATGATGCGAACTTCTCCACCGTCAATCTTAAATCGTGATCCAGAGTATCGTCCGATACATACCCATTGACCTTCTTTGCACCAGGCATCTGAGCCTTTGCCAAATTTGTTTGGGTCTTTGTATGCTAGCGGACCGATCTTTAGAACATACGCAACAACCGTTGCTACGGCCTCACGAGCTCTAATTTCGTCCGGAATATGTAGACCACCTTGTGTTTTAACGGCACCTTGATAAGGCATCACTAATACACGCCATCCCGTAGGTTGCGGTAATCTTTCCAAAAGGGGTTTATCTAATAGAGAAGGATCTAATACCTTCTCGGTTGCGTCAACGTATGCGCTATTCACAGCGGATGAGTCGGCTTTAGCCTCCTCCCGTTCCTTGTTCATTTTCTGCGCGACGTGGTCAGGTACTAATAAAGTCTTCGTCATCGTCTACGGTTCTTTCCAGCAGGGATTTAAATTCCTCACGAGCGTAGGTCAGGCCCCGTACCTCTCCTACCATGAGTTTGTAATGCTCCCAGTCTTTGCAAGCATCACCAGCAAGAGCACTTGCAATATCTTGTTCGCGCTCTTGTAGTACCTTATACATATGTTTTGCAAAATCAACAACATCCATTAAAGAATATCTCTTTCTGAGCTCTGTGCAACCGATTTTATCGGTCCGCCCTTTACCCAATCGTCACAGGTGCTGCTTGTTTGACACATAAACTTATATATTTGACAGTATCCTAGATCACCAGAGTCGTCTCCAATGCAATCTAGCATGTCTTCTGTCTGATTGTATGCGCCACAATTGCCGCAAACTTCTGTTAATTTAAAGCCACCATCGGAAGATGGGTCACGATAAGACGCTTGTTCCTCTGCGGACATACGGTTCTCATCATTAATTTCCTCATCCTGAGTAGCTGATGGACAGCTAGGACCATCGTTGTCCCCGTCCATCTTATCTACCGGAATACCATCCGGCATGATGCTGATCATGATTGTAGGCATTAGTATGTTTTCCCACGGTTAGCATTGTAGCGAACATCGCCGCCATGACCAAACGTTTGCGTCTCACCCGTATCATCGTCGGTGATAATCATTTTATCTTCAGCGTCCATGTTTTCAATTTCATCAATAGACTCTTGATCTAACCCTAAGTACTTAGGGCGTAACTTAGGCTTTGGTGATTTCTTTGGTACGGGCATTTTACTCTCCTATATCATTTCTAAGGCTTGGTGTAACGTTTCTTTGTTACGTCTTGTCCATCCACGCCCAAACGTTTCAAACGTCTTTAAGCTCTTATAGAAGTCCTGACGAACGTCGTAAACATAATTTATTATCTCAGCGGGATCTTTTTCCATAATAAGACCTATTGTCTGCGATCCTATGGCTCCGTCTTGAGTAGCACCAACTGCACGCTGAATAGCCTTAGATGGCCTACTTTTTCCGGAATTCACGGCCCAATCAAACGCGCACCAGTCTAAGCCCGATGGAAGCAAATCGCCTTTAACTCGATCCCAGTAGTTCTTCTTGTATATCGGAGCTACATCTTCTGGCGTTAAGTCGCGCATTTCCTGTTCAGTGGACTCTCGTCCAATCCATTCATCGTACACACGTTTGGTAACACCGAGATTAGTCATACCTCCAGGGTCGCTAGGATGGTTTACATAACCTCCTTCGTGAGCAAGAAGCATGCCTAAACATTTATCAAAGTTCTCTTTCATTTCTTACCCCCAAAGTATTTGCTTACGCCACGCATACCTATAGATGCACTCACTATACCCCCAAGGCTGTATTGATACCACCCTGGCATATCCGATAATGCGGCAAAGCCTGCTTGTACTATTTGATTACCCCAATCCCCACAGAACGCCAAAATAAGGGGAATACTGAACAAAAGTGTAATCCACTCATCTTTCCAGCTATTCTCTGTGGCCTTCATTGCGGCCAGGTCCCAATCAAGTTCTCCTGTTGCAATCTTCATTTTTGTCTGGGCTTCAGCCTGTTTAACAGCAGTCTTGCCCTCAATCATGGTTCCGGCTAAGTCAGCGACCTTACCTAATAATCCTAATCCCATCATTCGTTATTCGCCTTTCCTTTTGTGTAGGCTTCCTTGCCGTAGAAGGCAGCAACGATAGCCGCAACAGAAACAAAATACACACCAGCAATAGAAGCTAGCGACTTCATGGCTTCATCAAGATCAGCCACGTTACACAGAATTATTGCGAAAGGGTACAGCAACATGCCAAACAATGCAAACCATGCCATCTTACGCTGCGCATCTCTTTGAGCATCGTCATCTAACATTTTTAAGCGTTTATCCTCAAACGCCATGCGATCCCATTCGGCTTGATCTATTGATCCGTTGCCGTCTACATCTGCTTTTTCAAACTCTGTCATGTGCTTCTCCTAGTCTGCAAGAGGGTTGTCTAAAGCCCTTTGCATCTTATCCATTAGTTTTTCTTCAAGCTCTTTCATAGCTCCACTTTGTGAAACCCTAACACGTTCACGTTGATTTTCAAAGCGAACTTCTGCATTATCTATCATAGTACGAACCTTGTCTTCAGATTTACGAACCATATCCTCCACACGATCTGTTTGCTTCTCAATGCTTAATATGTCTTCACGTAATCCGTTTTTAATGTCTCGAGAATATTCAACAGACTCTTCTACCTTTTCAGATATGCCTGTTACCTTTGCATCCATGACGTCCATTGCTTGTTGATATTCCCCGAGGTCTAGTCCTGCAACCTCCTCGATCTTTTGGTACATAACAAACCCACCGTACAAACCACCTACCACTGTAGATAAGAACGCGAGTATAGCCATTATAGAACCAAATGATAACTTCATACCACCTGTTTTAAACTCACGATCTGCAAGTCCATCAATGTTGTCTGCTATCTTGGTAGTATCCATTAGTTTTCAAACTCCATCTCTCCACCGGCGTTCTGTAGGTTCTTCAGTGCTTCTAACTCATCGCGTAGCTTTTGTATCTCTAACCTACGTTGCGCTAGCTCTATTTGATAAAGGTCATCGCAGTTAATACGAGCCTTGGGTTTGTCTAAGGGGATGACTATACGTGCATACACGCCTATGTCCTTGCCTTTATCCATCGTATCCAGGCCAGAAAGAACTCCAGTTACGCCATACTCTAAGTTTACACCGCCACCTACAGCGTTACTGCACCGCGTATTTCCTGTAGAAAACGAGTCCGACTGGTAGTTCATTGGTGGGTTCGGCAACGCAAGCGAAAGCGAGCTACTGTCTGCTACAGCAGAACTAGATAATAAACAGAAAGCGGCTACTAATCTCATGCAGGTTCACCATCTAACCTTGAGCATATCCTAGAAGAAATAAGAGTTCTTGACTGGTTAGTCTTCTTTACCTTTGACGTTGTACATAAATACACCGCTTCGGCCATATCTCTTTTTCGTATGTAGACATCAAAAGCTTTATGCTCTTTGTACTCAACTTTCATAATTCTATACGTTGTAGAAAAAGGTATGTTCATCCAGTTTAAATCAAACAAATCAATCTGGTAATATCTTATCTCTTCCCTAGAATTAAAAAGGGACATCTCTACCTTGACCACGTTTTTGACGTGGGACATCTTTACTTCTGGGTATGCGGGGGTCATCTCATGCGAAGTTGCACAAGCTCCCCAAACCAAAAAGGCTATGGTTAACTTACTTAGCAATGCAGCTTGCCTGCACCACGGCAGTGTAGTTACCTCCTGGTAAAGGTTTAGCGGAGCCGTAAGTTGCACTAGATGCAGTGCTGAACCATGTGGAGCCTGCAAGTGTAAGGTTAAAGTTTGTAGTATTACCAACTACTGTCTTAGCGGCTTCGTAAGCTGACATACCCGCAACAGACGTTTGAGTAACGCTTGTGCTACCTGTCCACGCAAGCGTATCTGTAAGCGACGGAGACGAACTAAAGGATGTTGGGTGTGTTATACTAGCTATATAAGCATCCGCGATTGAAACGTCATACCTCATTACAGGTAGTACACCACCGTCAGCGGGAGTAGTGCTTAACTTACTAGCAATCGGGTTGCCGTATGAACCTGATTTAGTTGTTTGGATAACACATTTAGCTTCTACGCTACCTGTGATCTGGACGTCAGCTAATGCAGGAAACGCGCATAGTGAAAGTATTACTATAGAATATTTCATATTAAACCTCATTTGTTATACTGCATATCAACCATCTTCTCATGCAGGATCTGTTGTGCCAAGTTATTGCGAAGGGCTTTCTTGTTATCAGGTATTTCTGAATCAGCAAGACCAGGGGCATCAGCATACGAACCACCGTTAATAGATGCATTGTAATACATATTAAGATTAGTTTGTTGATTGATAGCCATAATAATCTGATCTTGTCCTTGCGCTTTAAATAGGGTCAACGCATTGGCAGATGCCGTCAGCCCCATTTCAATTCTGGTTTCTTCTTCTTCTTCCTCCTCAGAAAGTATCAACTCCCCGTCTTCATCATACTCAAAGTCTGTATCGGCGTCTATAGCGTCTACAACAGCGTCATCTTCGAGCGCATTATACACTTCTACAACGGGAATAACAGGCATGGGTTTCACATATCCTGGGCAGTTAGGATTGGACTGCGGGTCAAAGCACTCGTCGATCCTATAGTTATATATAACCACAGCATCTTTGACCGAGCCTTTCCCTTCAATGTCAATCGAACCTGCACCCCATTGGGTAGCTGGAATGTTAGAAAGGGGAAAAGATTTAACGATGGTGTTTCCGGGAACTCCCGACCAGTCGTCGGTTTCTCGAAAGATATAGCCGTCTCCGCTAGCCTTCTTATTTCCAACGTGGACTTTCATGTTATCTTCTGGGTTCTTGACCGTGGTATATCTGTATAAAAGACCGTTTATGTCTATGCCTGGAACATCGGGCAGGACAGAACCCATGCCCCAGCTTAGTGCTGTGGACGCGGCGTTTCCTGTTGCCCCATAACTATAAGGATCACAAGAAGAGTAAGAAGGCCAAAGTGCTAATAATAACACTAAGACCTGTTTTTGTTTCAACGTTTTCATTGAACATCTTTCTCATAGGATTGTTCTGATCTCTTTGTATTTCTTCCTTAACCGCTTCCATCTCCCATGCAAGCCTAGCTTTGTCTCCCACCAATCCATCCTTGGGGCAGGGCGTCCCCGCATTAAGCATGGCTTCAAACACTCTTTCGTCCTGACACATTACGGATACGGCAGCAACTTTCATGCCCATATCATACATAGTCTTAGCGTTCTTGAGCTTTTCACAGTTCATATCTCGTACAGTTCGACCTGCGGATATACCTAGGATCTGTGTCTGCACCGCCCCCGCAACACCTACAGTACATAGGTCAGAGTTGCTTGCGCTAATCTGTGGAGAAATTGCAGAAGGCGGCGGACTGTTGATGGTGGTATCCATCGAACCGTCAGAAGTTATAGTGCTGTTAGTATCAGTTCTGATTGTATCGTCGGCGGACACAACCCCGCCGATCATAATTAGTATAGCCGCTAGAAGACCGCGGGTCATCTTCTTTCCATAGCCTGACGTTGTACGTCAATGCGTTCCCTGTTTACCTCACTGCGATCATCAGCGATCTGCTCTTGAAGTTCTAGCCTAGCGGAGTCAGTAGTAGCTTGCTGTTCAAGTTTCATCTGGTCTAGCTGTAGTTTAGCCTGTTCCATCTGTGCTTTCTGCGAAGCTTCCATCTCCTTGATTGCTAACTCTTGCATACGGATAGTTACGAGCGGATCTTGCTCTGCGCCACCTTCACCTTTGTATGTCAGTAGAGGCATAACCTCTTGTAGCAACTCTGATTCAACCTGTGAAACTCGAGCCTCCACTTGATCTGGTGGCATTTGAGACTGTTGCATCTGCTGTTGCAGTTGAGCAATCTGTGTCTGCGCCATCTCAGGAAGCAATGCTCCTGCTTGAACTAGGTTTGTAATCTGAGCAATCTGTTGTTGTAGCTCTTGCATCTGCGCTTGTTGCATCTGCTGCATCTCCATTTGAACCATAACTCTAGCCTTCATGCTGACGTGTTGGAACACATGACTGAAGATTGCGGCCAGAACTGCCGGTGTTTGTTGTAGTATATCAAGCTCGAGCATAGCCAAGTGGCTCTGAATATGCGCGTCGTGATCCTGTTGAGGGAACGCTTGTGGTGTTTTACCACCAATCATAGCCGCATTCTCTGTAGCAGGGTCTTGTGGCATAGGCTCTGGAGCCGGTGGTAGGATCTCGTCGATATTCTGCACCTCTAATGCTTGATACATTCTTCTGTATGCGGCGTGCAGATTGTGCATCTGCGGGTTAGACTGCGCCAGTTGGAGCTGTGTTTGCGCGAGTGTAACACGTTGCGACATGGAGAAGATGTTAGGGTCTGAGACTGGGAGGACGTCTACCCGAGCATCAAAGTCTTCTACTTTAACTTGCGCCTGTGCGCCCGCTACTTCGTAGGGGTACATAGGAGGGAGGTTTTCAGAGAAGATACGCGCCAGTAAACGGAACTCTGTTTTCTGAGCGTAGTGCAATCGTTTATGAATCGCAGACATGACCTTCATGCCTCGTTCCAACATAGCTACTGTAGTTCCAACAGGAGTCTCCTGACCCATGTCCGAGATCTGTTGATCGGCTAATGCAATGAACCGACGTCCGTCATTCACTAATCCACCTAGTAACTGAGCCAGTGTACCTGATGGTTCTTTGTATGGCAGCGGTACGATAGCGTCTCTAATGCTTCCTCCTGGGGCGTCAATGTCTCTCCACTCTCCAGGCTGTAACGGCTCATCTGCGTTGCGTACACGCACTCCACGGGCTTTAAAACCGGCAGGGAGGTTAGCGAGTGTTCCTGCATCGATAAGCTGACGTAGGAGGCTCGTTGCCGCTCTACCAAGTCCACCAACCATGTGGATCAGACCGAAGCCATAGAACCCAAGACCAGGCATGAACTTGTAGTGTACGAAATACTGACGCTTACGCTTGAAGATATCTTCCATCTCGTAGTTACGACGGATAGATAAGATCGAACCAGACGAATCGTCTAGTGTAACGATGTATGGGAGCTTGATTCCAGTAGGCTCTTGAGTCTCCGGATCCATGTCCTCGAACCCTTCAAGGTCTAAATCAACGTGCATTTCCAAGATATTAAGCACATCATCGCTATAATTCTTAGATAATCCCTCTAATTCATTTACTTTCTGGCGTACTTGATCCTCTTCAACATCCTCAGATGCAGACAGATCAACGTCACGGTACATGCCCGCATACTGCATTTTCACAACATCGTTGAGATCCATGCGTAAAACGTGGGTCACACGGCTAGCTGTTGCTAAATCAGATGCAGCGTATGAAACAACAAGGTCTTGTGCAGGAATAAACTTAGCTATAGCGCGTTGTTTCGTTGGATCGAAGTACACTTTCTTAAATGTTGAACCTGATAGCGGCAAATAAAACAGCATCTGATCCATATCGGGATCGTACTCTTCCATGATCTCCGTGATCTGGTAGTTCATGAAATCTTTTACTCTAGTTGCTTGCTGAGTTTTTTCTGGAGTTGATACACCTACAGTTTGTGTTCTAACTGGTCCATTTGATGGCAATAATTCTTTATAAGCTAAAGCTTGAAACTGTGTAACTGCTTCTGCAAGAACTGGATGTGTTGCACCTGAAGCTCCTGAGAATGGTTCAGTTCTATTATTATATTTAAAACCTAAAAGGTCTAAACCTT